TTGATGGATTGAAAGAAGTGAAAGAAGCCGTACTGCGTATCGACTCAGGTTTATCGACTTACGAGAAAGAGCTCGCACTTCTTGGTGAAGACTATCAAGAAATCTTTGATCAACAGTTAGCAGAGATGGAAGAACGTAAATCGAAAGGTTTGCCACCTCCAAGCTGGATGAAGCTACAAGCGTTAGCACCGGATAATCCAAGCGAGAGTTCAAATGAATAATTTACAACACCTAATCAGCAACACATTCAACAGGCCACTCGCCTTAGAAGCTGGTTACGCTCGGGTGTTCTTCTCGGCGCTCAGTCAACGTCTAGGCAATGTGGTCCAGATAACGGACACAGAAGGGCAAATCCTGCGTGAGAACGACATAAAAAAAGTCGCTTCTGGCTTTTCGCGGACTCGTAGCGGTAACCGCAGCTATCAAGTCTCTGAGGGTATCGCCATCATTCCGATTGATGGTTCGTTGGTTCATAAGTATGGCCACATTAAACCCTACTCGGGGATGACAGGGTACGACGGCATTATGCACCGCTTGCGAGAAGCGGTCGCAGACCCCGAAGTCAAAGCCATTTTGCTGGATATGAACACACCGGGCGGCATGGTCGCAGGTTGTTTTGATTTGGCTGACAAAGTCGCAGAGATGCGCAAAATCAAGCCTATCTGGTCACTCGGTTACGACATGCACTGCAGTGCAGGCCAAATGATTGCGAGTGCGTGTTCAAGGCGCCTTATAACTCAAACGGGCATCGCAGGCTCGGTGGGCGTGATTATGGCGCACACCAACATCGAGAAGATGCTGGATCAGCAAGGTGTGGAAATCACCCTTGTGACGGCAGGTGACCATAAAGCCGATGGCAACCCTTACCAATCTCTGCCGAAAGAGGTGCGAGAGAAATGGCAATCCGAAGCAGAGAGCACACGTCAAATGTTCGCAGGTAAAGCCGCCGAGTACATGGGCGTCGACATTAAAACCATTCTATCGACTGAGGCGCAGGTCTACGAAGGCCAAGCCGCAGTAGATGTTGGCTTCGCAAACGAAGTCGTCAACGGTCTTGATGCTGTTCAGATAATGACTGAACAGTTCAAGAAACAACAAACCACCTTTGATATGGGAGCCGCTATGACGGTGCAAGCAGAACAACAACCAGTCGCAACGGGTGAGCAAGGCAATCCACAACAAGCCGCCGCTCCAGCGACTCCGCAAACTCCAGCTGAAGAACAGCAACCCACTCCAGAACAGCCAAAAGCCAGCGCGCACAATGATGAGTCCACGGACCCAGCCACAAAAGAGCGCGAACGCTGCATGGGCATTATTGGCCTAGAAGAAGCCAAAGGGCGTGAAGCGCTCGCGCAGCAACTTGCCAGTAACCCAAAAATTAGCGTTGATGAAGCCAAGGTCTTGCTTGCTTCAGTACCTGTTAGTGCTACTGCGCAAAACGAATCGGCATTAATGGCACTGGCTTCAGAGCACGGTGAACCTCTTGGTGATGATGTTGGTTCCGGTGATGTCACCGAAGAGCAAAAGAACATCAAAGCGCTAGCGTCTTCATACACACGCATTTAACAAGGAAACTCGCATGTTAGAACAGACAGAATACACACCAGATGAGCTGTTTATTAGCGCACCAGTCACGGCGCGAGCAACCATCAAAACGGGCGTATCTTTTCCTGCTCGAACACCATTAATGGCCGACGCGACTGACGCCGCTACTTTGGTGGAATGGGACGGTACACCGGGCAAAGCCATCGCTATCTCGGCTCGTGATGTGACGAACACAGGCAGCGACCAAGAATCGACAGTTTACCTACAGGGTGGTTTTCGTATCGGTTTTGTAAACTGGCCAGATGCGGTCACAACCAACAAGCAAAAACGCGCTGCTTTCCTTGGCAGTCCAGTTTTCGTGGACGACGAATACTAATTCGTCGTTTTCTTTGAATTTCGAAAAAAGAGCTTCTTATGCCTGATAATTACACCACTCGCGAACTGCTTGGAGCCATTCAAGAAGCAGGTATTCGTCGCGACAACTTCTTCATGCGCTTCTTCTTCCGTGAGATGTACACCTTCGACACGGAAAAAGTCGACCTCGACATGATCCCAAATAAAACCAAGATTGCAGCATTTTGCTCACCGATGATTGGTGCAGCAATAGACCGCAATCAAGGCTTTAAAACCTCAAGCTTTAAGCCTGCATACGTGAAGTCAAAACACGCAGTAACCGCCAACCAAAGCGTTAAGCGCCGACCAGGCGAGCCAATCACAGGCTCTATGTCGGCAGGCGATCGTCAAAACGCGATTGTGATGCAAAACCTCGACATCGAAGAGCAAGCTGTTCGTGACCGTGAAGAGCTGATGTGTGCTGAGATGGTATACGACGGTAAAACCGTGATCGACAGCCCTTACATTGAAACGCCTTACGAAATTGATGCCGGCCGAAATGGGGACAACATGATCACTCTTCTTTCGGCGGCTCAGTGGGCGAATCAAGACTTTGAGAAATACGACATCGTTGGTGACATTGAAACTTGGGCTGCGATTTCTGAAGGTCTGACGAACGTCATCATTACCGACCCTAAAACGTGGGCACTGATGCGTAAGTTCAAGAAGTTCAATGACATGCTAGAAACTCGCCGTGGCTCTAACTCTCAGCTTGAAACAGCGCTAAAAGACTTAGGTGCAACGGTTAGCGTTAAAGGCAATCTTGGCGATGTCACCATCATCGTGGTGGATGAAGAGTACATCGACCGTGACGGAACAACGAAGAAAGTCCAACGCGACTTCACGTTGATTCTGGCGCATACCGAACTGCGCGGTGCGCGTCTGTACGGTCAAATCCAAGACTTATCCGCTCAGCGTGAAGGCTTTGATGAAGCCGAGCGCTACGTGAAAGATTGGACTGAAAATGGCGACCCTGAAATTCGTTACACCAAAACGGAAGCCGCCCCTGCGATGTACCTCATTGACGTTAACAAAATTGTTGTCGTCAAAGTCGGTTAATCCTGACCTTCACTAACGAAAAGCAAAATGGGTCCACGGACCCATTTTTACTTTGGAGCCAATCATGAGCCGAAAAGAAAACCTGAAAAAACGTGTTGATGAGCTTTGCAAAGAGCTCGGTATTACTGAACCGCAATATTCAGACAAAACGACCGAACCTCAGCTAAATAAAGTCATTGACGAATTGGAAGCCAAGTTACCAGACATGGACGAATCCGATGATGAAGCACAGTCGCAAACGCCAGAAAATGACGCTAACCATATTGCCGGTGATCAAAGCGAACAAACCGAGAGTGAAACTAGCGAAAAATCGGAAGTGCTTATCGGTGCTGCTGTCGAATTACCCGATGATGCCACGGTTCTAGATGATGGTGAGCCGCCAGAAGTCAACGCCGATGAAAATGGCAATGTGCAAGTTCTCGTGGATAAGCCATTTCAGTGTCTGCAAGGCCAAGAGACGATGCTGCTCAAACGTGGCGATAAGCCGTTTTTAGATGAAGAAACCGCGATGGAAGCGGTGGACGCAGGCTTGGCTTATTTCGTAGCTCAGTATTAACAATGAAAAAATTAGGGCGAACACGTTTCGCTCTAAATTGGAATTTGAATATGGAATTTGACTCTTTATTTGATGAAGCAATGAAATGTGCGGACTTTGCAATAGAAGGGGCTATGGCATCTGAATTTCGTCTTTTACTAAGAAACGGCTCAAGTTTGGATATCAAAGCAATCTTTGACTCAAAATTAATGCCGGAAGAAAGTTCAAATACACGCGTAGCTTTTATCGCGGAACACGGTGTCTTAACTGTTTTTAATATGCGAATAGAAAAGCAATTGGTATCTGGTGCATCGGTTGATACACCATTGGGAACAAGACATGTTTCTGATGTTTTATACCCAGATGAAACAACATCATTACTCATTCTTAGTATGAAGCCTAACGGGCAGAGGGTGAGCCCAAATGATAACTTCCTCTAACTTTTCACAGCCTAGTCCTCATATGCGTCGGACTAACTCTGGCGTTCTTAGCTTTGATCTCTCAAACGATGCAGCATTAATTGCGGATGAGTTTGCTGGGATAGAAAAGCAG